CACGGCTGTCCATCGAGTACTGTTTCGGGCTCATGCCCCCCTGCCCCGTGAAGTGTTCAGTGCCATGACAAATCATTTTGATTCTGTTTTCAATTTTGAATTCTGAATTCTATTTGTCGGGTGTCTTGGGTCAAGAGGCCATCCATCATTTCCAATCGTATTATCAAATCCTCTCTTCTCCTCAAACTGTTTGCTTCCGTTATGACACGGCACACACAATGATTGGAGTTCACCACACCAGAACAGATTCAGGTCACCGTGGTGTGGCTTGATGTGGTCAGCAACAGTGGCGGGTACTATTTCATTATTCAATAAACAGCGTACGCACAGCGGATGGTTGCGCAACTGTTGTTTAGACAATCGTATCCATCGCTTCGTGTCATAGAGCTTCTGTCTTACACCGTCAGGCATGCTCCGCCACCACCATGCACACAGGGTACTGTGCAATCAGTTGCTACACTGCGCCTCAAGTCAATAGCGCGAGGTCGCCTTCAAATACGTTCGCCTTAACAGTTGAACTACCAATGGCGTTTATCAAAACTGAAATACGTTCTTTGCCGCACATGCCTTGCACCACACCGGTCAAGCCAGCAAGCGCACCACACTTGATACGGACTTTCATTCCTTTGCGAAAGTGAAAAGGCGGCGGAGCGAGAAAAACTCCTTCGCCATCACAGCGCGCTTTCAGCTCGTCAACCACATCGTCTTTCAGCAACGCGGGCTTGTCACCAGCCATGATGACACCACTGATGCCGATGGTCGTCAGTAGCTGACGCCATGCATCACCAACAAGACAGAAAAAATATCGTGGGAAAAGTGGTTCAATGCGTGGTTGCCGATGTGGGACTAGGACTTTGACGCGCGGCAGGAAGAATTCCATTCCTTGCCGCTCTAGATGGGGTATCACTTTCGTTTCATAGCATGGGCGTGTCACCGCCACGGCCCAAGGCATGCGTCACCCCCAAATCAGCAGGCTGCGCGCTTTTTGCGCGTTTTGTGCGCGCCCAAAATCATTAGTGCCCTGATTATTACGATTTTGCAAATTATACGAACGTCAACGTAAAACAGGCCAAAGAGCTATGCAAAAAATCACACTACAAAACTACAGGTCCAAAGGCTTTTCCATTACTTGCTAAAGAGTAGAGTAAAGAAGTAGAATGTACCAAAGTGTTTGAAACCGATGTGGACTTGTAGTTTTGTAGGGTACATTTCCCAATGAAAACAATGAAACGTGATTTTGCCGGTGTTTGCCGGTGTTTGCCGGTGCTGCCGCATCACCGGCAGCCAACTAGAGAGAAAGGTCGTTGAGCTATGCAAAATGAGAATGTCTTTAAGGTTGGGGACCGTGTCAGGCTAATCGGATGGGCCAGTTTGCCACTGGCCAAACACTGGATAAAGGCTGGTACGATTCTGCAAATCATACGTGTTGAACTAGCTGAAAAGCCGGGATGGACCAAGTTCAATTATATTGTGGTCAATCCAAAACGACCAAACAAGAAAGTCCGCACTTGGTCTCATAGCTTAGAAAAGTTCGTCGGCCTTAGCCACCACGTTTAGCGGGAGCCGTTCGCCGTCCGGTAGCAACTCCTCAGCCCGCGCTTTTGTCGTCATGCCTGCCAGCAAAGGATCATTGGATATCAGCTTGACCCTGCTGCCGCGCGGATTCCATTCCTTGACCCATACGTCTTTTGCGCCAACGTGCCATCCCTTGGACTTTGCAATGCGCTGCACAGTGCTTGGCTTTTCCAAAAAACTGCTTGGCCTGCCGTCATAGATCTTTTGCTTGATGCCGTCAATCAGGTCTTGGTCCGTCATGAAAACTTTTTTATTTGGCATCGTGTTTGTAACTCTATCAAGGAAATCAGCAACCCACCTTTGACCGCTTGACCAGCCTTCCTCCACAATAGTTTTCTTAGCCGTCGTCCATGGAGCAGCGTCGCCCACCATGATGCAACCTTCCTGCAGCACATACTGTTCAGCCCAATGCTTGATGAAGCTCAAGCCGCCATCCATCACAAGCCAGTGATTGAAGCCTTGCCAGAACGCAGGGCTGCGCTTGTCATCACCGACACCGGGCACCAGCCAGCGACGGTCTAGGTCATCAAGTTTCAACGCGCGCATGCTGTTCGAACATGCGAATATGTGCAGCCAGTTTTCAATCTGGTATTCAGCCATGTATTTCTTGCTCACGGTAATGTTATTGTCCGTGATGATACTTTTCAAACGATTGTACGCCTTGGCGCTGTGCCCTGCATATATCTCATGGACAATGGCCAGTCGCTTGTGCGCGCTCCAGTAGTTGAAATTGCTGGTGCAGATATCATGCTCACTTGGTGCCGACACGTTGCTCTCACCTAGTATCGGCCCCAGCACCCGTTCACCCAGCGTCCCTTTGCCCACACCCTGCGTTTCCGAAATAAGCAGAACACCATAATGCATCTTGATGGCTGGTCTAGCGATCAACGTCGCACACCAGCGCAACAGATGCTTTCTATCCATTTCTGCAGGCACCAGCTTTTCCATAAAGTCCAGCCATGGACCAACGTCGCCAGCCTCAGCTTTCACGTCTGCTGGCTTGTGCGTATTGATGAAGCGTCCATCGCCTACCGTGTAAACGCCCAAGGGCAGTGCGGGCACGTATTTTAAAACGGCGTTCTTGCTGGCCTCGCTCTTTTTGAACAGCGTGGCAGTGTCCGTTACGTGACTAAAAGGCGCGACCACATTGTTGAATTGATCTGGTCCATAAATCTTGTTTGACCATTCATTGTGGACAAACACATCAGGCTCAACGCAATGCGACCACTCCTCAGCAAAGTCTTTGCGTATTTTCGTGATGAGTTTCTTTTCTTCACGATCTTGGGTGGTGGCCCATGTTGCCGGTTTCATATAATGCCTGAACGGCTGGCCAGTCCAGCGGCCTGCACCGCTGAACATTGTCGCGGGCAATGGATCGGCCATGTCCCAGCTTTTGGGCCATGCATTGTCAAACATCACGCTGCGCAGTGGATACGCCACCAGCCTTGAAATGTGCTGCAGTACATCGCGACCGGGGAAATCATTGTCACAAACATAAACGAGTTCAAGAGGCTTTTCCGCACGCACAGTTGTGAAGTCTGTGCGACCGGGCGCAAGCGCACCGCCGATGACGCCCCAATGTTCGTATTCTATAATCTCGTCACGCCATGGATGCGCGTCCAATTCCGGACCACGTGAGGCATTCGTGCAGAGATCATGCATAAATGCAGCGGGCTTGGCTCCCTCATGCATCATGATGCGTCTTTTATTCGTGGAATGTCTAGGCTTCCAGATCGGCAGCTTGCAATCCGGCTCCATTGATCGCCACACGCCATCTGACCAGTATGACCATGCCCTGTACTGCTTGCCGCCATCAGCACGCCGCGCACGCTGCTGCACCATGATCACCGTGTCTGTCCCGCGCTCATAGAACTCAAACAGCGGGTCACTATTGCCTATCAGTGCTTTCAACTCCGGCAGCTTGGCTGGTGACGCTTTCACCCAAACCGGAAAATCAAAATTGCCATTTAAAAACGCAGCCTTGATGGCTGCTGCTTCTTCATCGGTGGGCGCATACTCCGCTTCACGGCACCCTATTTCCCCATCGGGTGCCAGCGTGATGACGGTCTTTTCAACGTAGTAGTTACCGCGATCTTCACGCACCATGAACTTCCTGAAGTTCAATGGGACAGCCCCAATTCGGTTGATATAGGCAGCAAGCGGCGGGACGGCGCGCCAGTCCATAGGCATCACGATCTTCCTGATTTTTAACCGGGTATCCCAGCATCCTAGAAAAATTGTCATCAAGCAATACAAAACTGTTGCATAGAGACAAACCTTGGACCAAAGTGCAATACGAGGAGAGAGAAAAATGACAACCGACCTGTTGACGACCATCACCGCCGCTGGACTGGAAGCGCGTGACATCACTTTGGAAGTTGAGAGCTTGGAGCTGCGCATTAAGGAGCTTAATGCACAACTCCACGTACTGACCCGCGAAACCCTGCCAGACTTGATGGCGCAGGCGCACCTGACAAAGTTCACATTAGAAGCACAAGGCAACAATCCAGCGTATGAAATTACAGCACGGCCATACATCCGTGCGAACATCGCGGCAAGCTGGCCACCGGAAAAGCGCGCCGAGGCCTTTGCGTGGCTCACGGAAAACGGTCACGGCGACCTCATCAAAACAGAAATCACCGTCGCCTTCCCGCGAGAAAGTCGCTCCCAAGCCGTTGAGGTAGCATCGCAACTCCAGCAGCAAGGCCTCAATCCAAACATCGGTGAGTCAGTACACAGCGCAACTTTATCCAAGTGGCTCAAAGAAGCCACCGCCAACGGCACCGTCGTGCCCTTGGATATCATAGGCGGCGACGTAGGCCGCGAAGCCAAGTTGAAGGTCATTTAGAGGAGAGCAAATCAAATGGCAAAAGCAGTACAGCAGACCACGCAGACACTACCGGACATTGACGACGACTACCGCCGCATGTTGGAGGAAACAAAAGGCCAAGGAATATCAAAAGCACAGGAAGACAACCTCGTACCTTTGATAACTATTTTCCAGTCCAACTCAAAGCCGGTGAACCGCCAAGGTGGCGCGTACATTGAAGGTGCCGAGCCCGGTTTCTTCTGGTTGCGTGGCGCAACGCCGCCGATCATCAACGGCGCAGAAGGCTTCGTCTTTGAGCCGTGCTATTTCTACAAGGACTTTGCGGAATGGATACCGCGCGACCAAGGCGGTGGACTGGTGGGCATGCATCGCACGCTGCCACCGGATGCTCAAGAGTTACGCGATGAGCACAACCCGAACAAGGTGCGCTGGAAACTGCCGAACGGGCACGAAGTGCTGGAGCGCCGCAACCATCTAGGCTTCATCGTTCGCGAGGACGGCACCGTCGCGCCCTATGCGCTGCCGATGACCAGCACGTTGCACAGTGTCTCACGCAGTTGGATGACGACGATGTCCAACCGAGTGGTGGACGGCATCAACCCGCCGTCATTCGCCTTCCTCTACAGAGTGCGCACGCGGCAACGCTCCAATGCCAAGGGCACATGGTTCACCGTTGACATTACGCCCGTGACGCAAAGCCCGTTGCTGAACGCAAAGGGCATGGTCAACAAGGAATTGCTCATGCAAGGCAAAGCGCTCTATGAAAGCTGCTTGCGCGGTGACAAGCTGGCAGCCGAAATGGATGATGACGCTGAACCCGCCGCAGAAGGCGCAATGTAAAACTGACGCGGTCCGTTTGCCCGTACGCATTGGTCGCCGTGCGTACCTCTCTCTCCTCAGAAAGAGCCAGTGGGCAAACGGCTAAGTCCGGCCCGGAACCGCTATTGGTACACCAGATGACCAGATACGTTTTCCCCTGCACCATTGTCAACGTGGAAGAGCGCACTCAAATCAGGCGCGGCTACAAGGACGCACATGGTGACGCACAGTTCGACTATGAAGTGATCGGGTATTACGCTATCCTGTCCCGTGGCAATGTTGCCATCTACCTTGGCATGGACGCACCCGACTTCAAGCCCGGCGACAACGTCCGCCTGATCGTGGAGCCAGTCATATGATCACGAATATTTTCAGCTTAGTGTCGCGTCTGTCCGGCATCCAGCGTTTCAGCATGTTGAAGATGTGCCACCCGGAAAATGTTCTGGAGCATACCGGCATGGTGTGCATCTTCAGTTATATCATCACGGATCATTTGAACCAGATCAAGCAAACCATCAGCATCGGTGAAGTCATGCGGCGTGCTGTTTCGCACGACCTTGATGAGACAATCACCGGCGATGTGCCACGGCCGACGAAATACTTTAGCAAAGAGTTACGCAAGGAAATGACAAAGCTTGAAATGGATGGCATTGACAACCTTGCCAGACGCCTTAACATTGCGACCCTGACGATGGACCATGCCGTCGCGAAGGAGCACAAGGAAGGCGCGATCGTCGCGCTGGCGGACATCATGGCTGCGATACACAGAGTGTGGGAAGAAGCGCTCATTTATAACAACCACCATTTTGTGCAGCCAGCCAAGGGCATGCAACGTGTGCTTGACGGTGTAATACAGCACATCAAAGAGAAGGAGTTCTTCAACCCGGACCAAGAGGAATATCTCCTTGGCTATTACGACGAGCTGACGGCCATTCTTACCGAAGTCTTAAAGCATCCTTGCGCGCTGGTGGAGCTGCACGATGCAGATTAAGGTCGTCGTCCGCGCGCTGGCCAATGACGCCGTCAACGCGTGGCGTTTCTCTAGGGATCAATCAGCCGCCTATAATCCTCTGGAGATCATGGCCGTTGACGCACCCGTCATCGAGATGCCATCGGCCCTGCTGCACTTCATTGACTTCACCATCGTAGAGCGTGAAATCTTTTGCAGCCTGCGCAACCATACAGTCTGGGCGCGCACTTCAAGGGTTGACGACCCTACATTGTTCACCGTGCCCAAAGAATTCCAAGACGAGGCCCACGACTATTACCGCGCCGACATGCTCAAGCTGCGCGCCAAGGGTGTGGACCAAGACCAATGGCGTCTGCTGCTGCCTGTCGTCGCGCATACGTCATGGACCGCGCGCATGCACGTCCGTGACATGGCCAAACTGGTTCACTACTTCAAGTACCTTGCTCAAGAATGTTTTGTATCCTTGGATCAATGCGGGCGCTTCAACGCTGTAGCCCTCTGCTTGACGGATACACTAACAAATATGCTTGGTCCTGACATAACCCATGCTCTATTGACGAGTGCAAAGCTGGCCAAGTATTTGAATGAGGACCAGATTGTCATTGAGCACAATAATTTATGGAATGACAGTCACTTCCAGACCGTGGAGATAAATGTGCCTCTAGGCCTCCGCGCTCAAATTGTACGCCACCGTGAATTGCAATTCGTGGACAACCTGATGGACCTGATCAAGTCCGAGGAATTGCCCACCGTGCAATTGAATGTACCCATCGCCATGGTCATCATCGCGCGCAAGGACGTATGGCGCAGCGTCATGTCCAAACGACTATGCTGGATCGCGCAGCATGACATATGGGCACACCTGACGAAACTATTCCCTGCCTCGGCGCTGCCCTGTGCGGACGGTAGCTGTCCTTACAGGGTAGATGTTCAAGCCCGCATGCAAGGCAAGGACCCCGGCTGCCCATGTCCGCGCTACTGTAACCTGTATGCAATCAACAAGGAGCCGTGGCTTGAACGCATGCACAAGGAAGCATGGCAGCGCGGCGGCAAACTCTGGCAAAAGGAGCTCGTCCCATAATGCCCGTACGTGTCAAGCAGATATACATCGCAAGTCCGTTCTTCACACCCAAGCAACTGGCCAAGGTTGACGAGGTGGAAAAACTCATCTACGAGTCTGGCCTCCGTTACTATAGTCCACGCGCTGACGGCATCCTGAAACAGATGACGCCAGAAGAACGCAAGGCGCAGGCAGGCAAGATATTCAAGTTGAACTGCGGCAACATCATTCACGCCGATGCCGTGCTGGCCATCTTGGACGAGCATGACACCGGCACCTATTGGGAGATGGGCTTTGCCTACGCAATCAGAAGATACAATATGAACACGAACACGTTCCGGGTATTTTCCTACACCACGGAGCGCCCGACCATCAACGTCATGCTGCAGCAGTCGGTTGATGCGCATGCTTACGGGCTGGACGAACTCAAGATGCTGTTGAAACACTATGCAGCAGGCACACCCATCACGAAGCCGCTGCCCACCGAAAACGTGGTGTGATCCGGGATCTTGCGCTTTGTTTGTTATTCTGGCAGGCTGCCCTCTGTTGAAACAAAGAGGAGAGAAGAAGATGTTAGTACCTGCCAAACGTGCCCAGCGCATACGTGAGCAGTTGGGTTTGAAACGCAATATCCCCGTCAAGTACGGCACGGTGGAAAAGGGTTTCGTCATCAAGCCAGTTGACAGAAATAAGGCCAAGCGGGCGGACATTCACGGCTGCATCATTCAGCAGTGCATCAAGCGCCATGGCTACCCGGCACTGGTCGCGCTGCGCCACAGCGCAGTGGTTGAGCGTGACAAAGCAGGCAAGCCGGTCGTCAATCTGTACGCGAATGATGTCTATGCCTACACCACGGCAATCAAGTTTGATCGCACCGGCAAGGGCAAGGACATTGAAGTGAAGCTGCGGCCCTTCCCGCATAGCTGGTTGCCAACGGCACGCCGCAAGATGGCCAAGCGCCGGATGGAACGCATGAAGGACCCCAGCTACAAGAAACGCAGCTACAAGCCGCGTCGGATTAAAAATCACTTCGGTCCGAAGCGCGCGACGTTCTAACATGCCCACAGCCGTCATCACGGGCGCTGCTTCTGGCTTGGGCAAGGCTATCGCAGAGGCCATGGCCGATCACTACACGATAACAGATTGGTCATTGCCTGCACTGGACCTGCGCAGCCTTGATGCTGTCCGTGATGCTGCTGAACAACTGAAGCGGGTTGATGTCCTCATAAATTGTGCGGGCGTCAACCTGCCCATTGACTACCTGACACGTATTGACGAAGCCGAGTGGGACGCCATGTTCGCCGTCAACTGCCGTGCCGTCTGGTTGACCGCGAAGCATCTGGCAGGCAAGATGCAAGGCGGGACTATATTGAATATTATTAGCAGCGCCGCTGTCCAACCTATGAGATGTAGTTTGCCGTACAATGCATCAAAAGCCGCAGTTCAAATGATGACGCGGCAGATGGCGCGTGAACTGAAATGGACGCACGACATAACGGTCTTCGGCGTGTCACCCGGCTGGCTGGAAGGCACACCGATGACACAGGCCACGGACGAACGCCTGAAAGTGCTGCGTGACCTTGAGCCTGTCAATGATCGCATTGACCCCGCTGCAGTTGCCGGTATGATTGCCTACCTGCTGGCCAAGCCGGAAAGACACAAGCACTTGAATGGATCAATAATGGAGTATGGCACGTGAAGATGAACCAGATCGCTTTCTACTGCGCGACGGATGAGCAGGCTGATTTGGTCAAGCGCAAGTTCGGTCTGCAGGACGCGCAATGGTCGCACGACACCGTGACAGCGGACGTCCGCGTATGGCGTGACCGCGACATGGAGCCTTGGCAAGGCACCAACGTGGCCGAACTGCAGTTCAATGAGGACATGGGCATTCAATTAGAACTCATACGGTACACTGATGGTCTGCACTGGTGCATGTACCATCCGGCCTATGACATCAACGGCGTTGAAACGTACATCGCGCACGTCGGCATCCACATCGGTGCGCACGACTGGCCACCGCACCTGTATGACGTGAAGCTTGTGCAGCAAGCCATGACGCGGCATCATGAGGCGTTCAATGACCGGACCTACGAATATCGGATATACGAGTTCGCGCCCGGTGCCTATGTGAAATACATCAAAAAGATACCAACATGAAAGCCGGTGACGCCCTGCAGGCAGCGACCGAGACATACGTGCAGCGCAACAACCTCTATGCCGATAACTTTGTGCGGCTGGGTGCCGTCATGCATGCCATGTTCCCGGCTGGCTTGATGGTGCAGTCACCGCACGACTGGCAACGCCTGTATGCCTTCATGATGCTGCAGGTGAAGCAAACGCGTTACGCTGCACAATGGCGCAATGGTGGCCACCCGGACAGCTCCATAGACACCGTCGTCTATGCGGCACTGCAGAAAGAAATTGATGATAGCGCTGATCCTTGACACGGAAACGACCGGCCTGATAGACAACTTGGTCAAGCGCGCCGAGCGCCAGCCCGAGATCATGGAAATCTATATGTGCCTTGCCGACCTGCGCGACGGCACGATCAAGGATGAGTACGAAAGTCTCGTCAAACCGACCAAGGGTGTGCCGAAGGCCATCACAGCCATCACCGGCATCTCTAATGAGACAGTAAAAGACGCACCGCCCTTCGGCTTCATCGCTGATCGTGTGCAGGTCATGATTGAAGCAGCACCGCGCTGCATTGGTCACAATATGACATTCGATCATGACATGATTGACATTGAGTTTTCTAGACTGAACAGACAGATAAAATGGCCGAAATTGATTTGCACCACCGAGCAGACTATTTTCTTGACCGGACAACGCATGACAATGTCCGCGCTGCATCAACATCTGTTTGGTGAGCCGTTTGAAGGCGCGCACCGCGCAAAGCAGGACACGCTCGCGCTACTGCGCTGCTGCGTGGAGCTGCTGCATAAGGGGATGCTATGACCATTCACACCGGCTACAGTTTCAAAAGCGCCGTCGGGCATCTCCCTGATGTCATTCAAAGAGTGAAAGCCATCGGCTGGACCGTTGCTCCCATCGCCGACCGCTGCAGCACCTTCGGCTTTACCCGTTGGCGCACCTTGTGTGAAGCCAACGACCTGCGGCCTGTGTACGGAGTTGAATTGCCGGTGACGCCCGCACTTGGGAAAAAAGTCCCGATGGACTTCTGGACGTTCTTGGCCATCGACGATCTCAAGGATCTTCATAGGCTTATAAACCTAGCTACGACGAATGCAGGCACGGACGGCAACGACTGGCCATTGCTGACCTATGCGCAAGCGCATGCGGCGGAAGGCGTGATCAAAATTTCAGGCCACGCCGTTCTGCTGGACCACGTTCAAGCAGACGACGTCTGTTATTATTTCGGCCTCACGCCTGCCACCGCCAAGGGTCTGGTCAGTGCTGCCATGACCAAGGGGCTGCATCCGATCGCCGCGAGCTGCAATTCCTACCCCACG